GTAAAGTAGAATCCGTCAAATGGAAAGTTAAAGACGGAAAACTAGATATTGACTTTATGGCACCTACTAAGGATATGATTGGTAGGTTATCATGTGATAAATTCCCTATGGTTAATGAAGGTGAAATGGCTATTTTTAATACAACACAACTTAATAGGTTGTTAAATGTACTAGCTGGTGATTTGATGCTTGATGCTTCTAAAACTAATAAAGTACTAACCAAACTAACCATCCAGGATGCTAAAGCATCTATTAATTATTCACTTGCTGATCCTCTTATGATCCAGAAAGTAGGTGAAGTAGATGAAAATATGGAATGGAAAGTACAAGCAATACTTGAAAACGAAGATTTTCATACGTTTGTTAGAGCAGCATCAGCTATACAGGGAAATGAAATAGTAACACTAGCGGCTACTAGAGATACAATTGATACTCCTATTATTAAATTTGTATTTGGGGAGCGAATGGAATTTTCAAATAAAGTAGAATTTTATGTAAACGCTAAATTTGGAGATGATGTTAGAGAAGACAATAAAATTCCTTTTAATAGTGAAATGCTTAGAGAAATTTTTAACGCTAACAAAACATCAGACACATGTCATTTGAGTTTTGTAGATGATGGTTTACTTCGTCTTACATTTGTAGCAGAAGAAGAAGGTATAAACACTACATATTTTGTTGTAAGAAAAGCTGATTACTAATTTGGAATCAAGGGATTCTTTTCGTATATTTATGAAAAACAAAGGCATACTTCAGGGCGCCTGAGTTTATAAAATTTATTAACCCGAGTAGTTTAGGCACTCACAAACTAAAATGATATGAGTACATTATTTAATGACCACACCCCATTCGATATTCTATATCGAAACTTTTTTAAAGCAGACGAAGCATTTGCTCCTGCACTAAATTCAAAACAACCCCATCCTTTAGACATCTATTATGACGAAGACGGTCTCTACTTTGAGATCGCTTGTACTGGATTGACTAAAGATGATGTTCAACTAAAAATAGAAGGAGACCTTTTAAATATCTCCTATGACAAACCAGAAAGTAACCAATCTAAAAATTATTCAGGTTACATTTATCACGGTTTAAGTAAAAAGTCATTTAGTTTAGGATATAAAATTGCTCCTAAATTTGACTTATCAAAAATCGAAGCAGAAATGCTTAATGGATTGTTAAAAATTTACATTCCATTAACGAAGGAATCAAAGCCAAAATCAATTAAAATTAAGTAATTTAAATTTGGCGTCCTGAAGAATCCTTCGTATATTCACCACGAAATAAAAATTAACAAGTTATGGAATACATCAAAGACCCACTTTTGGGAGACTATTATTTGGTAGTCGATGAGTATAATTACTCAGTTTACAAAACTATCATGCCTGATAGCGGAAATCCTTATGACTCATGTATTGGGCATTTTGGTCGACTTGGAGGTGCACTCCAAAAAATCGCTGACAATTCTATGAAAGGAAGGTCTTATGATAGTATTAAACAATATATCAGTGAATATGAATCAATTTTAAATAAATTTCAAGAAAAATTTTTGTAATGGTAAAAGCATTATTTAACGCAGTAATTATTAAACCTATTGAAGAGGAAGAGAGTGTTCATGGCAACATTGTAGTTCCTGATATGGGTAAAGATAAAAATCTTAAAGGAGAAGTAGTTTCTGTAGGTCCTGGGTATTATACCTCAATGGGTACTTTTGTAGAAACTGTAGTAAAAGTAGGAGATATTGTTCTTCTCCCCCAAATGGGTCCTACTAAAATGGACTATAAAGGAGAAGAATATTATATGATTGAAGAAAATAAAATTTTAGGAGTAATTGAAAAATGAGTAAGATTATTAACTATGGAGATGATTCCCGTAAAAAACTAATCAAGGGAATTAATCAACTAGCAGACGCAGTTGTAACAACTTTAGGACCAAATGGTCGAAATGTAGTAATTCAACAAGATCAAGGTGTACCTCAAAGCACTAAAGATGGTGTAACGGTAGCAAAATCAATTGAACTTGAAGATCAAGTTGAAAATGTAGGAGCTCAAATGCTTAAACAAGCAGCTATTAAAACTGCTGACCAAGCAGGTGATGGTACTACTACTTCAACTTTATTGGCACGTGAAATTGTAAATGCTGCATCACGTTATAGTGATAAAGGACACAATATTGTAGAAATTAAACGTGGTATTGATAAGTGTGTTAAAGCACACGTGGATTACCTCCGTAACCTTTCTCAAGATATTTCAAGTGAAGATCAACTCCGTCAAGTAGCTACTATTTCAGCTAATAACGATACTGAAGTAGGTGAATTGATTGCTACTGCAATGGAAAAAGTAGGACGTGATGGTGTAGTAACTATTGAAGAATCACGTACAGGTGAAACATACCTTGAAACAGTAGAAGGTTTACAATTTGATCGTGGTTACAAATCACCTTATTTTGTAACTGATAATAATACAATGAGTGCAAACCTTAAAGATGCTGTTATTTTATTTTATAATGGTAGAATTACTACAGTAAAGGATTTGCTTCCACTTTTGGAAAATCTATCATCACAAGGTAAATCACTCCTTATTGTTGCTGAAGATATAGATGGTGAAGCACTTGCTACTCTTATTGTTAACAAAATGAGAGGTACACTTAATGTTTGTGCTGTTAAAGCTCCTGACTTTGGTGAACGACGTACTTTACTTTTGAATGATATGGCTACACTTACGGGTGGTCAGGTTGTTGATAAAGATAAAGGTATGAAACTTGATAAATTTAACCTTGATTGGTTAGGTCAATGTCGTACAGTTACTGTTACTAAAGAATCTACTACTATTGTAGATGGTGCAGGGGATGAAGAAGCAATTGAACAGCTTTGTACTTCACTCCAATCACAAATTGAAAATTCAACTTCACCATTTGAAACTGAACAACTTCAAAAGCGTTTGGCCAAAATGACTGGAGGTGTAGCAGTAGTACACGTAGGTGGAAATACTGAAACAGAAATGCGTGAAAAGAAAGATCGTGTTGATGATGCACTTCAAGCTACTAAAGCAGCAATTGAAGAAGGTATTGTACCTGGTGGGGGTATTGCTTTACTCCGTTCAAGTTTAGGAGCAACATGTGAACCTAGTAATGATGATCAACAATTAGGTTGTAACATTATGAGTCAAGCATTGCGTCGACCATTCCAACAAATTCTCGAAAATGCTGGAGTAGAAAATGTTCATCAAATTGAGTTTAGTGCCACTACAAGTGAAAACCTAAACTCAGGTTATAATATCAAAACAGGTAGGTATGAAGATTTCCTTGAAGCAGGAATTATTGACCCTACTAAGGTTACGCGTTGTGCTCTTGAAAATGCTGCTTCGATTGCAGGTACTATTTTGCTAACAGAATGTACTGTAGTAAATAAACCTGCAGACAAAGAAGAACCTCAATTGGGAGGTATGCCTGGAATGTTTTAAATTTAGATAATGTCTGAATTCGAAACAGTAGAGCAGAAACAACTCATCGCAAAGAGAGTCCCACCTGGTGACAGGTGGGCTCTCGTCGATGATCCTAGTACAGTGCATCCTACATTAACTGAAACTCTAGAAGCATATTTTAAAAAAACACAGTTTAATGCTGCTTTTTATTTAGATCCTATTGGAAGTGCTTTGTATGCAGTTAAACGAACAGAAGTAGAAATTAAACCAGAACCAATCAAAACATTTGACTTTTATGGAGACGGCTATCAATAATAGTTTATGGGTTGAAAAATACCGTCCTAATGTATTAGAAAACTACATTGGAAATGAACACCTTAAAGGTACTATTAGTAAGTACATAGAAGAAAATGATATGAACAATATGATTTTCTATGGACCTGCTGGGACTGGAAAAACTACATTAGCAAAATTACTTGTTAATAACCTTAATTGTGATTACCTCTACATTAATGCTAGTGATGAAAGAGGTATTGAAACAATTCGAGATAAAGTATCTGGCTTTGCTAGTACAATGTCATTTAAACCTCTTAAAGTAGTCATTCTTGATGAAAGTGACTTCTTAACAATTCAAGCACAGGCATCACTTCGAAATGTAATTGAAACATTTTCTAAAAGTACTAGGTTTATTTTAACTTGCAATTATGTAGAGCGTATTATTGATCCTTTACAATCACGTTGTCAAGTACTTAAAATCGTACCCCCAAGCAAAGGCGAAGTAGCAAAACACGTTTTTAAAGTATTATCTAATGAAAATGTTCAACATAATACTGATGATTTAAAAACAATTGTAAACCAATACTACCCAGATGTACGTAAAATGCTTAACGTATGTCAATTATCCTCTAGGGGGGGTGAATTAGAATTAGATAGACAAACACTTGTATCATCTAATTATGTAGATAAAGTGATTGAATTATTACCTAATAAAAAGTCATTTAAACAAATTAGACAGGTGATTGCCGATTCTAACGTACAAGATTTTGAATCGCTGTATAAAGCACTATATGAACGTATAGACGAGTATACATCACGACCTGCTGAAGCAGTTATTATTATTGAAGAATATATGTACCATTCAAATTTCCGAATTGATAAAGAAATCAATGTAATGGCTTGTATTTCTAAACTACTTGAAATCTCTGGAAAAGTTGTTTTATAAAGACATCATAGAATTTGGAGAACGTAAATTCCTGTTGTATCGTACAATTAGAGAATTTGAAAAATTAGATGCTGATTTACTAAAAGAACATTGGCATTGTGATACCGTATTAAAAAAAGAAAACACTTATTATTTTTGTAACGAAATTAAAGAAATAAATTATGCAGAAATCTGATATGCAACAAATGCAACAACCCCAAATTGATTTGGGAAAAACAACAGCCCTTAATACAGAAAGTGGCAGAGAAATTTGGAAACAAGGATTTATCTTACGTAAAGTTTCTAGATTTATTACTAATACTTCTGAAGATGCAGTAATGCCTATTCCTGTATTTTATGATCCTGAAACAGGTAAAATTTTAGGACAAGGCTTGCCTCCTGAAATTAGGGAAGAGTATGACACTATTTGATTGGCTTAAAGAGTTAACAGGTAAAAAACGAGATTGGGACTCCTTCACCGATAAGGAGAAGGAGTCCTTTAATCCTTATATGGTTAATCGTTTTTTATCTATGCATCAACCATTTATTGAATTAGTAAATTATGTTCAAACTATCCCATATACTGAAAAGAAAAAATATTATACAGTATATAAAGAACTATTACCAAAACAAAATGTTTGGTTAAAATACATTAAATCAAAAATGAAACAACCTACAACCGAATTAGTAGATGCTTTATCTAAAATTTATGAGTGCTCTACTCGAGAAGCAGCTAATGCTGTTATTACTTTAGATAATGAAGATTTAGAAGACATTCTATATAAAGCAGGTTATCAACCTGATGATGTAGCTAAAATGTTTAAATAATGGATAGTATTGTAAAATCAGTTATAGAACAATTCACTACACGAGCAGAGTTTGGTGAAAAAAAGTATGGTGTTAATCTTGATAGAGAAGATTTAAAATTCCATGAATGGGTTATTCATATGAAAGAGGAACTTATGGATGCTATACTTTACTTAGAAAAATTAGAAAAATTATATGGCGAAGAAGCCCCAAATACTCAAGGAAATACAAAATAAGGAATTGCCTGAGGTAAATTACGCTTACCAAAAGACAATTTCTTACTCACAAATGTCAATGTATAGAAGTTGCCCACACAAGTGGGCACTTCAGTATAAAGAAGGACATTATGATGATTCCCCTTCAATTCACTTTACTTTTGGTACTGCAATGCACGAAGTGATTCAAGATTGGCTTACTGTATTATATGAAGAATCAGGTGCTAAGGCAGATTTAATTAACTTAGAGGAACAATTCCAAGAAAAGTTTATTAACCTGTACCAAGAAAGTTATAAAAAGAATAACAACACTCACTATTCATCTCCAGAAGAATTAAGGGAATTTTTTGAAGATGGGGCAGCAATCCTTGATTTCATCAAGAAAAAACGAAATCAATATTTCAGTAAACGTGGTTGGTACCTTGCAGGTATCGAATTACCAATTGTAATGAACGTTGGTAGAAATTTGATGTACAAAGGTTTTATTGACTTGGTATTATATCATGAACCCACAAATAAATTTCATATCTACGATATAAAAACGTCTACTCGGGGTTGGAACGACAAAGCAAAGAAAGACGAAACCAAACAAATGCAATTGGTTCTCTATAAAAAATTCTTTAATGAACAATATGGAATCCCACTTGAAAATATAGAAGTTGAATTTTTTATTGTACGTAGAAAAATTTGGGAAAATAGCGATTACCCAATCCATAGAGTACAATTACATAAACCTGCAGCAGGACGTAATAAACTTAATAAAGCTAATAAAATATTAGATGAGTTTATTAATGAATGTTTTACTCCAAAAGGTAAATATCAAGACAAAGAATATCCAAAAGTAGTATCAAGACTATGTGAGTGGTGTCCTTTTAATGACAATGATAAATTATGTAATAAAAAATGAATAATTTTATTCATCCTACATCTACTGTAGATCCTACAGTTAGCTTAGGAAACAATAACTATGTTGGCCCCTATTGTTATATTACAGGAAATACTACAATAGGAAATAATAACAAATTTGAAGGACACTGCTCAATAGGAACCCCAGCTGAGCATAGAGATTATTTTAATTCTTCTTTAGGTAAAGTATCTATAGGAAATAATAATGTTATAAGAGAGTTTACTACTATTCATTCCGGAACTTCAGATAATACTACTATACTTAAAAATAATATAATCATACTTAACCACAGTCATGTAGCTCACGATTGTATAATAGATCATAAAGTTAATATCTCAGCAAATGTTACTTTTGCGGGTCATGTTTTTATTATGGAAGGGGCTAATATAGCTTTAGGAACAGTAGTTCATCAATATGCAGTAATAGGAGCATATTCTATGGTGGGTATGAACTCAACAGTTACTTTAAAATCAAAGATTATCCCTGGTACTGTTTGTATAGGAACCCCATCACAACCTGTAAGAGAAAATACTGTAGGGTTAAAAAGAAGTGGGGTAACTCCTCAAAAATTAGAAGAATTTAATCAACAATATAATAATATTTTGAATGGAAGTTACTAAACATATAACTATAACAGAAGAATTAGTTAAAAATTATGCTGATTTAATAGGAGACCGAAATCCTATCCATTTAGATGAAGAATATGCTAAAACTACTATTTTTAAAAAAAGGATAGCTCATGGGATGTTAGTATCATCTTTTATATCAAATATTATAGCTAATAATTTTCCTGGAAAGGGAAGTATTTACCTTTCTCAAGATTTAAAGTTTCTTAAGCCTTGTTATTTAGGAGATAAATTACAATATATTATAAAACAGGTTGATAAAGTAAATTCTAAGTTTTATCTTAGTACTCGAGTGTATAATCAAACAAAAGACCTTATTTTAGATGGATCTGCTGTAATACTTAAAAAGTAATAAAAAATATAAAATATGAAAAAAGAAGATGTATTAAAAGTACTTAATAGACCTGAACACAAAAAATTAACTTCTTTAAGTTTAAATTCTCTTAATAATAATGAAAGAATCTTAATCACAGGAGCTAATGGAAGTATCGGTACCGCTCTACTTAAAAAACTCTCTCAGGTAGATAATATTGATTTTATTAGGTCTGGGAAAAATATAACAGTATTATCTACTGATATTGAAGGGGATCATGAATATTTAGATGTTACGGATTTTAACAACGTATTTGCTACTATTAATAAATTTAAACCTACTATTATAGTAAATATAGCGGGGGCTAAGCATGCTCCTTTGGGTGAAAAAGAAACATGGAAAACTTTATCCATAAATACTCTTGGTACTAAATATTTATTAGATTGTGCCCCTGAAGGTTGTAAAGTTATACTTACATCTACTTGTAAGTCTGCTAACCCCGAAATTGTATATGGAGCTTCAAAACTTATAGCAGAAAGAATGGTTTTAAATGCTGGGGGATCGGTTGCTCGATATTTTAATGTTGTTGAAAGTAGTGGGAACGTATTTGAAATTTGGGATAAACTCCCTAAGGATACTCCAATTAAAGTAGCCCCAACATGTGAGCGCCACTTTATTTCCCTTGATGAAGCTGTAGGCCTTCTATTTCATACTATGACTTCAGAACCAGGTAGATATATTGTTAACTCAGGATATCTACATAAAATGGGAGATGTAGCAAACAGGCTATATCCTAATAGGAAAAAAATAATCATTGAACCTAGAAGAGGAGACCGATTAACTGAAAGGTTTTTAGCTACTGCCGAAAGTGTATATAAACATTATTTAGAAAATGGGGTAATCCAATTAAAAAGTATTCATGATAATGTTTAACTTTTTGACTCCGTACATATTTATATACGCAAACTATATAAAATATTATTATGAGTAAAAAAGATTTAACATTAACAAGCGTAAAGATTCAAAGCGATTTATTTGAAGAATTTAAGGTAGCATGTGTTAGACATAAGTTTTCGTTTCAAAAACTTGCTGACCGAGCTATTCATTTGTACCTTACAGATGAGGATTTTAAACGACAAATCCACAATCACAATAATTTAGATTTATAAAATTAGTTATACTTAATGGAAACAGTTGTAAAAATGGAGGGATATACCCCCCAATCAAAACGTAAAAAAATCCTTCTTATGTGTGATGACATGAGGACCCATTCGGGTATAGGTACAATTGCAAAAGAAATAGTATTTCATACAGCACATCATTATAATTGGGTTCAAATAGGAGCAGCAATTCAACATCCTGAAATTGGGAAAAATTTAGATGTTAGTTCTGAAGTAAACAATATAGCAGGACTAAGTGACGCATATGTAAAAATTATTCCTAGTAATGGTTATGGAAATCCGGACCTAGTTAGAGGAATTATAGAAACAGAAAAACCAGATGCAATTTTTATATTTACAGATCCTAGATATTGGACTTGGTTGTTTCAAATTGAAAATGAAATCAGAAAAAAAATCCCAATCATTTATCTAAATATCTGGGATGACTACCCAGCTCCTATGTATAATAAAACTTATTATGAATCATGTGATTTATTAATGGGTATTTCTAAACAAACTGTTAATATTAATAAAATTGTTTTAGGAGAAAAAGCACAAAATAAAATTATTGAGTATGTTCCCCATGGTTTGAATCATAACCTATTTTATCCTATTGATAAAGATCATTCTGATTACAATCAATTACAAGAATTTAAAAAACATTTGTTTGGAGGAGATGAATACAATTTTGTAGCTTTTTATAACTCTAGAAATATTAGACGTAAACAAATCCCTGATACTATCTGGGCTTTTACCCAATTTGTAGATAAACTACCTTTAGAGGAAGCTAAAAAGTGTGCTTTAGTACTTCATACTCAAAAAGTAGATAATAATGGAACTGACTTACCTGCGGTAATTGAAGCTTTATGTGGACATAACCCCGAAAGATATAACATTATATTTTCAGATCAAAAGCTTTCTCCTCAACAAATGAACTTATTGTACAATAGTACAGATGTTCAAATTCAACTTACGTCTAATGAAGGGTGGGGGTTAAGTTTAACTGAAGCTATGTTAGCAGGAAATCCTATTATAGCTAATGTTACAGGCGGTATGCAGGACCAAATGCGTTTTGAAACTAAAAATGGTACTTGGATTGAATTTGATGAACTATTCCCTTCAAATCATAGAGGTACCTATAAAAAATGTGGCCCTTGGGCCTTCCCAGTATTCCCAACTAGCATTTCAATTGTAGGTTCACCTCCAACTCCTTATATTTTTGATGATAGGTGTGAAGCTAGTGATGCTGCTAATCAACTTTTAGAAGTTTATAATTTAGACCCTAAAACTAGAAAACAATATGGTCTATTAGGAAGAGAATGGGCTGTTGGAGACGAAGCAGGATTCACTTCAGAAAAAATGTCTTATAAAATTATAGACAACATAGATAATTTATTTAAAACTTGGGTTCCAAGAGAAAAATACAATTTGATAAAAATTGATAAACCTGAATCTAAGTCTATACCCCATAATTTACAATACTAAATGAAACCGTTATTTATAATTAGTTGCCCCATTGATACTTACAGTGGCTATGGAGCCCGTTCTAGAGATGTAGTAAAAGCTCTTATAGAATTAGACAAATACGATATTAAAATTCTTCCCCAAAGATGGGGAAATACACCTTGGGGGTTTATTGAAGATCACTCTGAATGGGAGTTTCTTAAACCTTACTTACTTCCTTTTGGAAATCAACTTCCTTCAAAACCTAAAATTTGGGCTCAAATAACAGTACCTAATGAATTTCAACCTGTAGGGGATTTTAATATTGGGTTTACTGCTGGGATTGAAACCACAATATCACCCCCTCAATGGATAGAAGGTTTAAATAGAATGGATGTAAATTTTGTTTCTTCTAATCATGCTAAAGAAGTTTTTGAACAAAGCAAATTTGAACATCAGAACCAACAAGGTCAAAAACTTGGGGATATTTTTCTTAAAAAACCTGTAGAAGTTCTTTTAGAAGGAGCAGATTTAACTAAATATTTTCCTTCTAAGGAAAAAAACTTAATAGATTTAAGTGAAATTAAAGAATCATTTGCTTATTTATGTGTGGGGCATTGGATGCAAGGAATAGTAGGAGAAGATAGAAAAAATATTGGTTTATTACTCAAATCTTTTTATGAAACATTTAAAGACAAACCAAAATCTCCTGCTTTAATTTTAAAAACAAGTGGTGCAGGTGCTTCTTATTTAGATAGGGACCAAATTTTAAATAAAATATACCAAGTTAAGTCTACAGTAAAAGCTAATACTTATCCTAATGTTTATTTACTCCATGGGGAATTTACTGATGAAGAAATAAATCATTTATATAACCATAAGAAAGTAAAGGCTATGGTTAGCTTAACTAAAGGAGAAGGATATGGCCGTCCCTTACTTGAATTTAGTTTAGTTAATAAACCTATTTTAACTACTAATTGGAGTGGTCACACAGACTTTTTAGACCCTAAATTTACTACTTTAATTAATGGAGAACTCAACAATGTCCATGAAAGTGCAGCTGTTAAAGATATGATCCTCCCAGAAAGTAAATGGTTTAGCCCTAATTTAATAGAAATTAATCAACATTTACTTAATATGTTTGAAAATTATAAATCATATGAAAAAGGAGCTAAGCTCCAATATCATAAAAGTAAAAATAATTTTAACTTTGATACTATGAAAACAGTATTAGATAACTATTTAGGTATTTATATTCCTGATTTTCCTGAAGAAGTTAAGTTAGAACTCCCTAAATTAAATTTACCTAAATTAAATAAGTTGGCAAATGTCTAAAGATAAATTAATTACTTGTCCCCGTTGTGGTAGTGACGCTTGTTATGAAACAAAAGAAGCACATAATTTAATAAATAGAATGTGTTATGGGTGTGGTTTTATGACTCATAATTATATGAAAAAAGATAGTGAGTTTTTAGAAGAACAATTAGAAGTGCTCCCTGAACTTTATAAAGATTTAACCTTTATAGATGATAATGGATATCATTGGATTCCTAGTACTATAAATCTTCCTGATAAAGGAATGGTTTATGTAAATGGTCCTAATAAACATAATTGGAATTGGACTGCTGTTCCCGTTACTGAAATTCCTGAAGATGAAAAGGAAAGATTCCCTATAAAAGGAAAACCTGGAGAATATCATACTCATAAAATGGATAATGCTTCTTCAAAAAGTTTTAAAGAACGAGATTTTATGGAAGCCCTTGATTATATTGGAATATTTGAAAAATAAATTCTATGACAATAAGTTATGCTATACCTGTATGTAATGAATGGAAAGAGATAAAATGTCTTATGGATTATCTCTTTAAAAACAAACGAGAACAAGATGAAATCGTAGTACAATGTGATCAGGGTAATACTACTCAAGAGGTATATGAAGTACTAAAAGAATTCGCTGAGTTTAATATGCCTTACAAACTTATTGAATTCCCCTTAAATGGAGACTTTGCTGCTTTTAAAAATAATCTTAAAGACAACTGCTCAGGAGACTACATTTTCCAAATTGATGCTGATGAATACCCAGATGATTATTTAATGGATACTATTGAAACTGTTATTAATATGAATGACAAAGTAGATATATTTTGGGTACCTAGGATTAATAAAGTAAATGGTCTTACCCCCGAACATGTTAGCAAATGGGGATGGAATGTTGATAGGGATAATAGAGTAAATTTTCCTGATTATCAATGTCGTATTATGAAAAATGTTAAAAGGATTAAATGGAAAAATAAAGTGCATGAAGTTTTAATAGGACATAAAACAGAATCTCGTTTACCTGCAAATGATGAATTTTGTTTAATTCACATTAAAGATATTGAACGTCAAGAGAAACAAAATAAATTTTATAATACTTTATGAAGTTAAAAGTAAAACACTTTAATCCCGAAGATTTTAAATCTAAATTAGATCATCTTAGTCATTTAGATATATCTATTTTTGTAGATGATATTCCTAAATCACAAGAAGACTTATCTACTTATAATATTCTTGTTTTGCAAGAACCTAATGAGTACTTTGGATTACACGATTGGGCTTTAAATAATAAAAATTTATTTAATCTTATTTTAACTTGGGATGATAAGTTACTTAATCAGT